GAGAAAAATGAAAAAAATAGAACTTGTTGATAATAAATTAAATGTTGAATTAAAACCAGGAGATATTATTTTATTAAAGTCTTTATATTGTGGAGAATACAAAACTACTAAATATAAATATATTATGGAATCTAAAACAAGTCCTGAAATGTATTTAATTCAAAGAATAGACGAAGATCAAACATTATCATTACATCTTGGAGTTTCAAAAAATTGGTTTGTTAGAAGAAGTAACGAAACATATCTTATGGAGGTGGAAGATATTGGAAAAAATAGTTGAAATATATATGGAATGTGGAGATTTTTATGAATCTATTAAAAGAAGTGGCTTACCAATACTGACTGCTCATAAAATATTGCTTAGAAGTGGAGTTTTAAAAATTCAGGACAAAATTAAATATAGCAGTGAAGCAGGTAAAAAAGGCGGAGAAGCTGAAGAATATTTTCAAAAATTAGTTCCAGAAGCAATTGATGCTAATAAGTATTGGAGAAAAAATAATCCTGTATTTGATTTTAATTTTAAGGGATTAAATATAGATGTTAAATTTAGTTCAATCACTAAAAAAAGTGAAAATAATATAAGCTGGTCTATTAGAGCAAGAGGTGAACAAGATATAACTGTTGCCTTTTTAGAAAAGGATAAGGATACAAGATTGTGTGAGCCATTCATTTTATTTATTCCTAAGCAATTTGTTACTCAGAAAAATACAATTAGTGTTGCTAAAAATGGAGATTATTTTAAAATGTTCCAGGTAAAAGAAAAAGATTTAATAAAACAATTAGAAGAATATGCTGAATTAAAGAAAAATAACCTTATTTAGAGAGGAGATATAAATGGAGAATAATTTAAACCTTTTTGGGTTTGGACAGCTTCCTAAAAAAGAAATAGTTAGAGAAGCTTCTATCAAAAATATAGTAAAAAAAATACAAGAGCTGGATCATAAATATAACTATGATGAAATATTCTTTGATTGGGTAAGATGTATGTTTTATACTTATGCAAACACTTGTAATAAACTAGGTTATTCAGATAGGGAAGAAAAATTTAAAAGGATAGTAGATAAACATGGTAAAGAAGTAATTGAAGTTTTCCTTGAATGTCATGCTGAACTGGTAATGTTATTTGAAAAAAAAATAGATGATTACTTAGGCAAAATATATCATGAATTAGGTATTCACAATAAAATGAAAGGTCAATTTTTTACACCCTTTCATTTGTCAAAACTTATGGCAGAAACAAGAGTTAATGAATTAATAAAAGAATTAAATTCAAAAAATAGGATAAGACTATTTGATGCTGCATGTGGTTCAGGTTGCTTAATACTAGGAATGTTAGCAGTGTTGAAAGAAAAAGGTATTAACTATCAAAATAGAATTTTTATCCATTGTAGTGATTTAGATGAAAATACTATTCAAATGGCTTATGTTCAGTTGACTATTGTTGGAGCTAAAGCTAAATGTGAAAATAAAAATTCTTTAACAGGAGAAATATTTGGAAGATGGGATACATTTAATTATAGCATTAGTGGTGATACAAGTTTAGATCTAGAGGTTGATTATGGAAGATATAAAGAATAGCATTATAAATCAAATAACTTTTGAAATTGATAAAACTAATGATTTTAATTCTGAAGATATAGAAAGAATTAAAAATATTATCATTATTCAGTTAAAAGATTATGATATTGTTTCAAGAAAAAATGAAATAGTAGTTTCAAATAGAACTAATACTGAGTTGTGGAAAAGATTCTTTTTAACAAAAAAAGCTGAAAATCTAAGTGATAAAAGTTTATTGTATTATAAAAATACTCTTGAATTATTTTCTCTTTTTGTAAAGAAATCTTTTTTAAAAGTTACTACTGATGATATTAGATTGTATTTAGCTGTAGAAAGAGAAAGGAATCAGCAAAAAGCTGTTTCAATAGATAATATTAGAAGAATTTTAAATTCCTTTTTTTCTTTTTTGAATGAAGAAGAATATATTTCTAATAATCCTGTTAAAAGAATTAAAAAAGTTAAGGGTCAAAAAACTGAAAAAACTGCATTTACACAATTAGAATTAGAAAAACTTAGAATGTCTTGTAAAAACTCATTGGAAAAAGCAATAATAGAGGTACTTATATCTAGTGCTGTTCGTGCAACAGAATTAGCTAATATAAAAATTAGAGATATTGATTTTGAAAAAAATGAAATAAGAATTATTAGAAAAGGAAATAAAGAAGGAGTTGCTTTCATGAGTACAATTGCTGCTCTTGCAATTAAAAAATACATCAGTGAAAGAGGAAATTATAATACCCCTTATTTGTGGGTTGTTGATGGACTTATGTATAAATGTTCTAAAAGATTGCAAGGTAGCAAGATTGATTCTAATGGATTTAGAAGAATATTAAAATCAATTGCAACTAGAGCCAAAGTTGAAAATGTTCATCCTCATAGATTTAGAAGAACATTTGCAACAATGGCACTAAAAAAAGGAATGGATGTTGAAGAAATTCAACAAGTTTTAGGACATCAGAATATAAATACCACTATGATTTATGTCAACATTGATAAATCAAGTGTTAAAGAAAAATATAAAAATATAGTTGGTGGTTAAAGTGGAATCAATAATTTCTTTAAAAAATGATACTTTTTTAAGAGATTATATAAAAAATAATCTCATGAAAAATCATAAAACATTAGGTCAAAGGTTACAGATTGAAATTTCAGAAATTAAAAAACTACAAAAAGAATTATTTTGTGAATTATTGGATACTTATGGAATTTATGAAATAGATAAAATAGCTCAAGAATTAGGATATCAATATAATAAAACTTTTATAGGGAAGATGATTGATTGTGAGGTAGATAAAATCATTGAAGAAAAAAGAGATAGAGTTTTTGAAAGGCAATATATAATTGATAATCTTCAAGAAAAATCTTCAGTATTAGCTAAAAAATTATTTCTTATGTTAAGTGAAGTAAGAGAAATAAAAAGAAATTATTTAAAAGAATTAATAAATTCAAATGTTTCTTTATCATATGAAGAAATAGTTCACAATATAGGTTGTAGTTATTCAAAATTTAAGCAAATATGCACTGAGTGTAAGGTAAAGGTTGGAGGTTTAAAAAGAAAATCAAAAGATAATTTAATTGATTTAGTTGATCTTAAATTAAAAATAAAAGAAGGTTATTCTTTTAGTAAATTGGAAAAATATTTTCAATGTAGTTGTACAAGGATTAAAAGAATTATGAAGGATAATAATTTAGAACTTTTAAATCCTAGAAAAATACTTAAAAGTGAGGATAAAGAAAATATAGTTATAGATTATAATAATGGAATTTCAATCCCACAAATAATGGAGAAATATTGTACAAGTGAGAGCAGGATAAGAAAAATTTTAATTGGGAAATGTATTTTTGACAAAAAAAATTATGAATTAAATGATGCTGAAATAAAATTTTTAAAAGAGAATGCTCCTAATATGACATTGAAAGAATTATCAATGAAATTAGGAAGAAAAGGAAGTACATTAAGAACAATCCTGGGAATTTTAAAAATAAAGTATAAAGCAAGAAACTGTAAAGGTGAACTTTGGGAATGGAAAGGTTTTAACGGATAAAAATAGGAGGAGTAAATGAGTAATACTTTATTAGATTTAAATACAAAACTATTTGAACAACTGGAAAATTTAACAAAAAAAGATATGTCAAAAGAAGATACTGATAGAGAAATTATAAGAACAGAAGCTATTGTAAAAGTAGCTGGAGTAATTATAAGTAATGGAGAACTAGCATTAAAAGCAGCTAAATTTAGAGATGAAAGATTAGATGTTGATAGAAATCTTCCAAAAATGTTAGAGGGATAAAATGAGAAGAAAATTTAAAATAGAAGAATTTGATTTTTTAAAAAGTTTTAATGGAACTAAAAATAGAAATGAGTTATTAGAATTATTCAATAATAATTTTGAAAAAATAACTTCAACACAGTTAGAGACTTTGCTCCATAGATATAAAATACCTTTTAAAAAGTTACCTTCTTATACTTTTAAAAAAGGTCATATTCCTTGGAATAAAGGAAAGAAAACAGGGGTAAGACCTCCTAATCTTTTTAAGAAAGGGAATATAACCTGGAATACAAGAGAACTATATTCAGAAAGAGTTGATAGAGATGGTTATACATATATAAAACTTGTAAATAAGAAAAAGTGGAAGTTAAAGCACAGATGGATTTGGGAACAGAAATATAGAGAAATTCCAGCAGACCATGTAATAATTTTCGCTGATGGTAATAAAAAGAATTTCAATATTGAAAATTTAATTTTAGTTTCAAGAAAAGAATTAGCTGTTTTAAATAAAAATAAGTTATTAAGAGACAATGCTGAGTTAACAAATATTGGACTAACAATAGCAAAAATAAAAATTGCTATTGCTGATAAAAAAAGAAAAAGAGAGGAGAAAAAATGAAAGAATTTAAAATGAAAGCCTGGTTAAAAAAAGAAAATAAAATGGTATCTATTATTGGAATTGACTTAAATTATCAATATATCAGATACTCTGATGATGGAAATCTTTTCAAAGATGATTATAAAATTGCTGAATTTAAAGATATAGAACTTCTACAATTTACAGGAGCAAAAGACAAAGCAGGTCAAGAGGTTTATGAGGCAGATGTAATTAAATTCAATGATGGTATAGATGATATTTATGGATTAATTTCTTATGATGATGAAGATACTGTTTATTGTGTATCTTATGAAAATGTTACAGAACATCTTTCAAATATGGTAGGAGATTTTGAAATTGTTGGTAACATTTTTGAAAACCCAGACTTGCATGAACAACTAGGATACTAGGTGAGTTAAATGGAAAAAAATTGTAAATGGTGTTCT